TAATTTTGCTTCTTATCAAAGGTCCATCTTTTGCCATTGTAAGTGACAGTGCCATCTAAATTAATGGTCAACTCTTTTAATGAGTAGTCATAGATTTTAAGAACATTCCCGTTCTTATCTAAATCAGCGGGTAGATTGCAAGTATTTTCCATCCTGCCCGCTTCCGAAACCATGATCATGACTTGCGACATCACAAAGCCCTTACACAAATCGAGACGTTCACATTACTATTTATAGTGTGAGCTGTGCAACCTGAGAAGATTAAGCACAGCAATGTGATGATCGATGCAACTTTGGTACGTTTGCACATATAAGTTACTTCTTTAAAAAGAGTGCTCGTTCTGCTTCTCGGCGACGAACTAGACCTTTCAAAACTTTTCCGCCTGCCTTATTCCAGACAAGGAATTGATCAGCAGCGCCTTGATAGTCACCTTTATTCAGTTTTTTTAATAAGGTTGAATTATTAAAAGCACCTGAGCCAATGTTATAGGTAAGCGACACCAAAGCATCAAATTGATTTTGAGTTAAAGGCACTGTCACAGATTCATTTACAGTCTTTTCGAATTTAGCCAAGTCGTGTTTGAAGTAGGCTTTAGCTTGCTCAGGCGTACAAGTATCCCCTTTTTTTACCTTCACGCCATTTGGATAAACTGTGGTGCCAGTGCCAATGGTCCAGACTCCTACACCGTCGTCATAAGCTGTGAATCGTGTGCCTTCAAATCCTGAGATTAGATCTACACCAATATCACTTGTAGTTTTTCCACCAGGTGCAAGTTTATCGACCACCTTATTTAATTCGTCTACTTGTGCTTGTGTAAGCTTGCCGCCTGCGATAACTCGAGCAGCATCAAAGAATGGTTTAGTTGTCATTGGATTCACCTTTCTTTTTCTCTAATTCAGAGCTACCAAAATAAAAGCCACATGCAGTTGTCATAGCCCCAGCAATAAAACCCAATGCCGTATTAATCAGATTGCTATTTTCACGTGGCATATCCACAAAAAATAAAGCAATCACTAAAACAAACATCAGTCCCACTAATGCGAAAGCTAGATATGCGCGAGTATTTTCACTGTTCATCTTTTTGCTTCCTCCAACCGTGATACTTTCTCTTTAATTAAAGACTGGTCTTGGCTTAATTGAATAATTGAAGATCCAACCCACGCACACAATGAAAATACGATGCCTGCAAATATTCCCAGCAATACACGCAGCACAGAAATTCCACCATCTTGCGCTGCTGTGCGGTTTTCTAAATTGGCGACTTTGATATCCAATGTATCGATATCCTTTTTGTTCTGTTCGCTAGTCTCTTTGTGTGCTTCATTAATAAAAGTCAGTCGAGTAACATGATCTGACAACATGCGAATATCACTCTGAATGGAGTCGATTTTCTTTTCAAATCTCAACCCATATGATTCATTTTCAGTCATGCCTTCCCCCTTTCGTTTAGGCAATAAAAAAGCACCCGAATTGGGTGCTCAAAGTTTTTTTAAAGTTTAAAGGGTTTGTAAGATTTTCCCTCCGTTAATCAATTGAGTTGTTAGCGGTGCCACCCCAACAATTGCAGGTCCACCCGGCCCCGGCTGACCTTCAGTTGTGCCATGGTATTGCCAATTCCATGTTCCATCATTGGTGGACTTGGTACCACGTTCGCCCCAGTTTCCGCCATCGCCTGATAATGGAGATCCATAACGGTCATTTTGGGTTCGATAACCTTTACCGGGTACCGAAGCTTCAGCATCAGTGATTTTCATAACCAATAAATAACTCTCCAGATAGAGGCGATAATCTTGTGAGTCATTTGAAATCGGCTGTCCAGTCATGACCCGACCAAATGGTGCTCCAGCACCACCGGGAATTCCCTGAACCCCATAAGATGATCCAGTGTAAATACCACTTGGTGTTGCTCCACCACCTGAGCCGCCTCGAGCTAACGTCCCTCCATCGATAATCAGGTTTAGTTTGCTGTGCCGGTTCAACAAACCGGGTGCTCCCTGAAACCCATCACGGCGGGTTTTGGTAAAATTGAAGTC